CTTGTTTGTGCTTGGCACAGAACCGACCCTTCGTCTCATTGGGTTTATTGTAGATCGGTTGTGTCTCGCACCCCGGATGTTCGCACGTCTTGTCTTTGACATTCATCATCCCGTCGTGTTTGTGATCGACACAGAACCGAACCTTCGTCTCATTGGGTTTGTTGTAGATCGGTTGTGTCTCGCACCCCGGATGTTCGCACTTTTGTACCATTATGAATAACTACTCGATTAGGATGTGTTGATGTTTAGTTCGGTGGTTGACTTATATTGAAAAATGATTCGTCAAATTTTTCTAAAAAATAATTTTATCACTTATGAATACAATATGTTATCAAACAGACTAAGTATTAAATATACAGAATATAATCATTTATTTGAAAGAAATTGAAGATATATTGTATAAGTCTTCTTCAATGGATTCATGAAACGTATCGAATGGGTTTAGACATCGCAAACTTCATTTCAGATTCCGGTAAAACTTTGTATGGAGGAGAATACAAAAACAGTCGCATTTACATTCCCAGTAATCATGGAGTTCATGCGGAACTCACTTCGCTAGAACTTTCTGCAGATTGGCTTGTGGATATCAGTGATCAATATATTCGTCATATACGCGTTGGAAATTTGTGTATCTGTTCCATTCCGAATTCACACTGGGTAACCCGTATCGATGAAGCGGAACGTAATGTTTTCTTACATACAGGTTTTAAAGAATGGATATGGCTTATCGAACGAAACACGTTTCGCATCGAAATCGATAATGAATTGAAAACAGTTTGGATTGGAAACGTGTGTTCATTTGCAGATGTTTTAAAAAACACATGTCTGAAACGAATACTGACTCAAGAGGGATTCGATATCCTGAATCACAAAAATCACGCTCCGTCGTCACTGACAATCTATGCCCGCTGTCAGTATTCGATGGACGTCCTCGATGACTTTCACAGAGAGTACATTCAAAACAAAACATTCCGTAAAGACGAGATCGTTGCCATAAAATCTGTTGCTGGGAGTGGTAAAACCACTACGCTTTTAACAATCGCCAAGTCGCAACCCGAAAAACAAATTCTATACGTCGCATTCAACAAATCTCTCATTTTGGAGGTCAAGAGCAAATTGAAAATACAAAAAATAACCAATTTGATTCCCATGACGTTCGATGCACTCATGTACAAGTTGTTCACACACACCAGAGGACCGATTCAAGGAATTTCAGATTTGAAACCGTTTTCCATCGCCAAACACATCCCATTCTTTGAAAATAAACCCTTTAAGGTGAAAAAATACTATTGTGATCAATTCCGCAAATTTTGCAACAATACAGAGTATGATGACGTGAACGAGTATTGTGAGGAAACACTTGGACAAAAGAAACCATTGTTGGAACAACTCTGGAAGAAATGTCTCGACGGGAGTCTAATCACTTTCGATGGAATTCGAAAACAGGCATTGATATTTCGATGGTGTTTGTCATATATAGATACACATTTTGATATGATCATGATTGATGAGACGCAAGATTTTGATATGGTGATGTTGAAAATGTTTTTGAATGATACCACGATCCCAAAACTGTTTGTAGGCGACCCAAAACAATCCATTTATTCATTCAGAGGTTGTATCAATGCTTTCATGCATCTTCCAGAACATACAAAGGTTATCGAGTTTTATTCGACATTTCGTGTTGGAAATCCGGCGTGTAAACGAATCTCGAACCAAATTCCAAATTGCTGGATGATTTCGAAATCGAACTCACAAACGCATATTGTAAACAAATTCACAGATCCAAACTCTACATATACGTTTCTTGCAAGAACTTGGCGTGTTATCTTTCACGAAGCAATGATCACACCCAACGTATGGATATATGGATTCGACAAAAAAAAGGAAGAAATCATTGCCCTTCACAAGAAATTACAAACGATTTCAAATTTCGAGACGGAAATCGATGCGGACGACGATCTGCCAAACTTCCTGAAATCGTTGAGTTTTAATGAACTGGATCGTTTGATCAATTCCATCGAATCAAATTCAGTCGACATTGAAGACGCGCATGTTAAAATGTATACCGTCCACTCATTCAAAGGAATGGAAGATGATTATATTCGTATCGCTAACGACGTTTCCATTGAACAATCAGAAAACCTGTATTATGTTGCCATCACAAGAGGAATGTTAGAAATCGTGATCGACAATCCGTCTATGAACCACACACCAAAACTAAATACCAACAAGAGGTCAATCACGTCGAAGTACTTTGTACAAAACTCAAGTAATGAAGAATATACTCAAGACATGAACACAGACACACCAATTTCTGATATATCTTTCGACATGATGATGAAACATTGTTCGTCAGTTGTTTGAGTTCAATAAACACACGTCATTGGTTTGCCATTGTTCACAAAAATGTATATCATGTAAACATCTTCAAGTAAATGTACAAATTTCTTACTCATATTTATTTAAACAAAATCTTCATCAATATTATTCAATACACATTGAGATGAACGATGTTTTAAGTTCTTTTTTCCATGATGACATTCACAAGATCAATGAAATGAGTGTCTCTTATCAATCCACGCAAAAGATATACTCTAAACACACGTTAGTAAATCTGATAGTGAACAGTGAGTTGTTTAATACATATTATTCCCAAGTGGTAGATGAGTTGCTTGTCAAAGTGTTTGGAACCGACTTTGATACAAAAAAGATGAATTCATTCAAAGAAATGTATCATAAAAATGTTACATTATTGTGTCAAAATTTTGATAAAAGTGCCCTACAAGAGTCCCTTAAAGAAAGTCCAGAATTCAATTCTCACTTCGAGAAACGCATTGCAGAAGTTTATTTTTACTACACAGAAACTGATGTCAACAACGAGAACATGAATACTCTCATTCATAAAGTCAAAGAGATAGATTTTATGAACGATAATCATTTTGACAATGAACAAGAAGAAGATATGATAGTGAAACTCGTTAAAGAACTTATCGATTCTCAAGATGTTGAATACGTTGAAAATACGGAATCCGAAGATCCGTTTGTGAACTATTTCAACACGCGCTACATGCTTGCGTTCAAATCAGGAACTAAACCTTCCACATCTGAGCTATGTGAGTTCAAGCGATTTCGTGAGTCTAAAGAGTCTCTTGTCGATGCTTATCTTCAAACACGGTGTTCTTCGTATGATCCAGTGTTTCTAACCATCGTTGACACGTTTTTGGAACTGTTTGATAGAGAGATGACCGTGTTTGAATATAGAAAGTATGGTCAATTAGCGAGTCTGAATGATTCACGAAACGTTTTGGAGAAGTATCATAAGCTGTTCAATGATAAATACTGTATTGCTTCAAATTTGTACAAATTGTATTATGACGACATATTAAACCATCACGTGTTTTGTCGTACGTTTTTGGACTATGTGGATTTCACAAAAGAAGAGTTCTGCCAGAAGGTGATTGATATAATGATCCATACCGAAAAATACTCGAAGGTGATGAACCAAAAGATTGCATCGATTTACAAAAATTCCTACGAAGACGATATATCTGAAATCGATGCGGCATATTTCTTTTCTGAAATCATTAAAAAGAAATTACATTTGGAAGATGAAGAACTGCCACAAACGATTTCACAGCTCAAAAAACAAACTGAAGATCATCTAAATACATTGAACACAGTGTTTAATAAGGTGCTACACAGAGATGCTGATGTATTTGAAAGAGAACACTACATTTTCTATTTCAGAGACGGGTACACGAACATCGGGAACACCCAAATGGCAGAATGCAGATACAAAGCGTCGATTCGTGTTGAGAATGAACTTTATGACTCTATGGAGTATCAAGACGTGTTAAAAGAATGGTTGAAGGACTCTTTGAAAGTGAAGAATCATAGCGTATTGTACAAGGTCATGTTATACATTACAAAACTGGAGGATAAGGAACTGATTCGAAACAAAAAGAGTTTGCTCGACGAACTTAAGAAAGTCTTTGAAGAGTATTTTTGAGGTTTAATTTAGAAGACAATCGACAATCTTTGTAAGCTTCATAATATATATACATAATATATATATAACAAGAATGGAAATCAAAAATCTAAAAACAGGAAATCAGATTCTTTTTGGTGGCGAACAATTTAAACGATTGCTAAAGTTACAGGAAACCACTGGAGTAAAGTACTTCACCAAAAAGGATCTTGCGGCTTGTGTCTCTGTGGACAAAAAAACCAAAACCAAAACACAACAAAAAGTAAAGAAACTCGGCACTAATGCCAAACGAAAACAAAAGGGTGGTGTTCTTATCACTGCAGACACTGTGCGTAAATTTCCAGACCGTATAGATGAAAATGGTGTTACTCATACTGGTGAATCATCTGAAACAGAAGAGTGTCCGGTTTGTTTCGTGAGGTGGGATGATAAAACTGAAAATCTAATTCAGTTTCGAATCGATGAGTGTGGACACGAGATTTGTACAACGTGTGCTAAACGATGGTTTGTTCAAGAAAACAATAATGCGTGTCCTCTGTGTAGAGTTAGAGTAAATGTTGCAAATTTGAAAGAACAAATTGGAATAATTGATGTGTTCAAAGCTATAGCTGAAAAGAACCTCAATCAAATAAAGAAATATATTGAAGAAGGCGGAAATATCAATGCTAAGGATGAAGACGATAATACACCGTTACATCATGCTTGTGAGAATAACTTGCTTGAAGTTGTAAAAAAATTAGTTGATAAAGGTGCTGATGTCAATTTTCAAAATGAATATGGTGATACACCGTTACATTATGCTTCTTCGTATTCTGATCTAGAGATTATAGAATGTTTAGTTGATAACGGTGCTAATGTCAATGCGAAAGATAAAGATCATTTCACACCTTTACACTATGCTTGTATTAATAACAACCCACTGGAAACTGTGAAATATTTAGTAAGTAAAGGTGCTGATGTAAATCCCAAAAACAAATTTGGTTTTACACCGTTACATTCTGCTTGTAAGAAAAACTTACTTGAAGTTGTAAAATATTTACTTAATAAAGGTGCTGATGTCAAGGCTAAAGATAAAGATCGTTCCACACCTTTAGATATTGCTCTTAAATATGGACATCAAGAAATTATTAATTTATTAACGAATAGAACACGTGGTGGCGGCAAACTCATTAAAAAATAAAAAACACACGGTTAACTGAGTATGAATCACTTTCAAACTTTTTTTGAAATTCATAATAAGATCTAAATACATAGAATGTTTTTAGAAGAGAATACCATATTACGCATCATTGTATTTGGTGATGGATGATATGATTGCGACACAAACCATCAAGAATAGTATGTTGAACATCAATGTTTTTGAAAACGTGTTGGTTTCCACGTTGTCATAGGGTTCACTGACTTGTTGTGGTTTTGTCAAAGTTGTACAAAATGGATATCTATTTCCGTTGGAGCAATACAAGTTGTAACAAGCATCTGTTAAACCAGTATTGCCGTATATTTGTGTTGTTGTACAAATATGTTTTGATATGTCATCGTACGGTGTGTTTTTAAGATCGCATGTTTGATAAAAATCATCACGATGTTTGGTATACTCGTCTACAATTTTCTGTTTTTCTTTATTTCCAGACATAAGAAAAGAATAGGATGGTTTAAATCGTTTTGGTACCACTGGTCCAACAATCGAATGTCCGCTATGAGAGCGATAAATGTTTGCTTGGGTACAAAATGACGGTTTGTGATGCGGTACCGGTTCGCAAACGATTTTACCAAATCTTTTACTCGGTATGGAACGATTTCCACATTTGTGCCATGTGAAGATACTTCGTTCGTTTATGTTATCCTTCTCGTACCCTCCATTAACGAACCATGCATCGGGTGGATTTTCTGTTGCCAAAAACAGATAGTACCATATTGGGTATATCCATCCTCGAAGCATTTTAACGTCAAGCACATAAAATATAGATTGAAAGATTGTTCCAAACACATAAAATACAGTGTTTACTAATGTGGTAACGATGATGAGAAAGATCACAAATACATGTTTACCAACAATGCTCCACACCACGCTACACATAACCAATATCAAAAACACCAAGATTCTACCGATAAATTTAATAAACTCGTATGGTTTCGTGATCACGTTTACAGCAGCAACAACGATATCCCAAAGTAATTTAAACAAATCAATCACATATTTGACAATTTTCCCCGCATCTTTAAACAATGAGCCAAGAGCGCCAAACATGGGCTTAGTTACTTAATTTCATAGATAATAATTAAGAAGTAAGATTGTTTTTCGCACACAAAAGAATGGAATTCGTTTGTTTTCAGTTGCTGTTGCTATATTTTCAAAAGCGTACTTAAACAGAGTTTTTTTAACTTGTGATTAATTATAAGAAAATGAGAACCCTGTTGATAATCATACTAATGTTCATTCTGTTTTTTTGGTATTATTCTACACAACACCTGAAGAAAAAAGAGGATTTCCAAGTAATTCAACTCGAACTATCCCAAATAACCGATCAAACGTTAATGGACAAATATCCGATATACGTCGAGGATAGAATTGTTGCTGTGAATGATGTGGTTTCTACTATTTTTAAATACAGTTACATCACAAAAAAAACGCTGAAAATTACAGAAAATGTTCCTCACAAATGTATGTCCAAATATAGTTTGATCCATAACACATTTGGTGAAGAAATGAGAGTGTTACTAACAAACACATCAGATACAGTAGACATAATCGTCGAGCCCGACCGTTTGTTAGTAGTTCCATACCAATGGAGTTATACGCTTGACAGAAACATGGATGTAATAGAGTTATATGATTTAATTCATTGGTTCTTTCATAGCATATGATGAGTCGCTACTCACTTTTTCAAATCTGGGTGTATCTCCCTTTTTCACATTTTGTTTGAATTTCACGGTTTTTGTTTCTTGGGTGTATGTGTTTGTGTGCGAATGCGAATGCGTATGTGTATTCGTGTACAATGTATTTACACTGGCGTCAATATGAGGAACATAACTCAAGCATGTTTTGTGAAATTTTACGTTGAGTTCAGCTTCATCCTCATGTAACAAAAAGGGTATTTTCAACATGCATTGGAAAACAATATTCTTGTAAATCGAACTGCTGTATGTGAACGTTAAATAAAAAGAGTTGTATGCAGCAAAAAGAAGAATTTTTTGATTGGACACATCATAAATATACTCGAGGTTTCTACAAAACCTTTTTTCGGATGAACTTGAGCGAACAAATTGCCAGAGAAATGCAGAATCCAAATTATAAAGTTGATCGATGCATGCATGAGTTTCTTCTCTGGAACGCAACAAAGTAAGTGTGTTTTTCATCTGATTCACATCGATAGATTTTTGAATAGTTTTTTTATTGGTATGATGAGTCATTGTGTTCAATGGATGATTGATTGTAGCAAAAAGAATATATACTTCAGTTATCAGTTTGTGAAACAAATCGCCTTCTCCATTACACGTAGATAACATGTGAAGCCGACTGGATACAAAAGCTGAAACGTACGTATTTCTTTCTTCCGCGAACAATTTACAAAAAAGTTTCACAATATCAATTTGGATTTTTCGTATCGCACTGAATTTAAACTTTTTGATTTCAAAACAAATGGATTCTAAATTTCTGGCTCGAACCAAGGTTTCCATCTATAGTTGAATCACCATGATATATAAAATTTGAATTTTGAACGAATAAAATTATAAAAAGCTTTGCCACAAAAAATCCATAACAAATAAAACTACGAGCATATAAATGGAATCCAACAATACGGATGAAATACACATTTCTTCAAAAACAAAGAAATGTGCTCATTGTCTGCAAAAAAGTTCGATGAAATTGAATTGTAAATTTTGTGATCGACTTCATTGCTTGAGATGCATTCAACCTGAAATTCACAAATGTGAGAAACTGGAATCTATGAAAGAATCATTGAAGAACAAATTATCAATGAAACTAACGAATGAAAGATGTGTGAAGGCAAAAATTGACGCTATATAAAAACTGAAAATATATAAGCATAAATTATAATTAATATGAAACCAGATCTGAATATGAATGATACATCCGAGCCCATTTTAACCGACGTGAATCGACACGTTGTTTTCCCAATCAAATACCATAACATATGGAGCATGTACAAAAAAGCGGTAGCGTCGTTTTGGACGGTTGAAGAAATATCATTCACGGACATTGATGACTGGAATAAACTCTCCGAAAACGAAAAAGTATTTTTAGAGAACACACTCGCATTCTTCGCAGCAAGTGATGGAATTGTGAATGAAAATTTAGTGACACGATTTTACAACGATGTTCAAATTCCAGAGGCAAAATCATTTTATACCTTCCAGATGGCGATTGAAAGTATCCACGCTGAATGTTATTCATTGCTGATTGATACTTATATCAAAGATGAAACAAAGAAACACATGTTGTTTACATCTGTTGAAAATAATCCTGCAATCAAAATGAAAGCAGATTGGGCATTAAAATGGATTGAATCGAGTGAATCCTTTGCAACTCGCCTCGTTGCGTTTGCAATCGTGGAGGGTGTGTTTTTCTCGGGAGCGTTTGCATCGATTTACTTCATGAAGGAAAAAGGTATTCTACACGCATTAACATTTAGCAATGAACTTATTAGTAGAGACGAAGCTTTACACACTGAGTTTGCAATCATGTTGTATTCGATGCTGAACGAAAAGTTGTCTCAGTCAGTGGTTCATTCCATTTTTGAAGAGGCGGTTTCCATCGAAATAAACTTTATCGTAGATTCATTGAAATGTAGTATACTGGGTTTAAACTCAGATTTGATGAGTAATTATATCAAATTTGTAGCAGACCGTCTTTTGGTACAATTGGGATATGAGAGACTATTCGGTATAACAAAATGTCCGTTGGATTTCATGGAGCGGATTTCGATTACAAATAAAAGTAATTTCTTTGAAGTTCGCGTTGCCGAATATAGTAAAGCGACGATAGATAAATCCACACTCAAGTTTGATTTCACAGAGCCTGAAGACTTTTAGGAGGTGGCATAATGTGATCTTTATATAAAATAAGCTTCTTGTAACATTTGTTGATCGTAACTTCAGATATTTCACAAGCTTTAGAGATATCTTTTTTCGTCACATTATATTGATTCAAGGAACAACATAAATAAATACTTCCAGCTGCAATGGACGGTGGAGCATTCTCCGACACAATAGAGTATTCATCAGCTTTTTTAACAATATACATACACGTATCCACAATTTCTGGTTTGTTCAATTTTGAGCAAAACCTTACGATAAAGTCTGATGGACTGGTTGAAGCAACATTTGTTTTCATTATCTCATGAAACTTTTTACATCCTCTTGTCATTGTGGTTATTGACAAATTAAAAATGGTTGCAATTTCCTTGGCGCTTCTCGGAACGCCATTGTTTTTACATGACATATATATGCTTGATGCAATCAAACCGTTACGGTTTTCTCCTCGTGTAATTTTCTTTTCTGATAGTTGTTTATACAAAGATTTTGCATCTTCAATAATGCTGGGCGATATTCCTCCACCCGAAGCTTTGCAATTGAGTTTGTTGATCACGTTATACAAACTGCGTTCTTTGTATGGCATAGAATTCCACATATGATACTTTCGTATTCGTGACAGCTGATAATAGTTTTTAGACATATTTTCATTTCCTATGATTGAACCGAGTGAAGACTTGGGTAAAAACACATTCGTTGGCATGCCACACCGAGTTGGGTTACTATTCTTATTATCTTCTGCACCATAATATCTCCATTCTGCACCGAGATCAATATTTTTCGATTGAATTGTTCCACATTCTTTGCAAATTGTGTTGTTTTCCTCGAAATCAAAAGAGCTTGATTTGCAGGCTTCGTTTGAACAAACTGCGTGCAAGTCTTCAGAATCTACTTGTATTTCGTCCATGATAGTCAAGTCTTTTAAAAGTTTCCACATTTCGTTGTCGTCATATTCTTCAAAACAATCCATACCAATTGTATGCGGTGTTTGAATACTTAAATATATACTCTTATCTATAAATGCTTGAGCTGTTCTCAAATTTTTTTTTACAACATCACGACGATGAAGATGTTTCGTTTCCAAGCAACGAATACATATCGATAAAAATAAACGTCGAAAACTATCGTGAGTCTGTAGATCAATCTATTTATGCATATAAGTCTTTGAAAACTGTGGTCATAATATACGATTCCCCAGATGTAATAAACAACTTTTTATATCTATTCAGTTACAAAACTTGCAACATGAAACATGTATCAGACATTGAAGATATGCTGATGATCAATGACTGCATATTTCTAAATTAGAGACAACTTTTTCGACATATTCTTCTGGAATTAAATCAAAATCAATTAATGAACGATTGTGTTCAAACTTTGTTCTTAGACCATTTTCGTCAATGTATTTATGTATTTCGTCCATATTCTTTTGTATCAAACCATTTGCTATTTTTTTTGAACATACGCATTTGATGTTGTCAGACACATCTCCTGTGAGTATTTTCATCGTCAAGTCTTTCCAAGGTTCCCCAGTTCCTCGTGAACAAATATTGAGAGATTTTAAATTAAATATTTGTACATTTTTCTTGTTAAGTTGCAGATAATCGTTATCATTTGTGATTATGATTGTATCAATATCACAACACTTTGATACAATCACACTGATTATGTCATCTGCTTCCATCTCATCGAAACAAACGAATTGGTTGTTATATTTTGCGGTTATCTCTGGCACGATCTTATCGTAAATAAGATTGAAAAAAGATGCTGGTAAAACCTGACACTGTGAAAGATTGTCGCGATTCGATTTGTATTCCGAATCTATCCGTTTTCTCCAAATGGTTTCTCTTTTACAATCACCAACAAAGATCACATGTTCTGGAAAAACCCCATACTGTTTCGTGAGCTTGATCAATTGTGGCTCGAATTTCTCATAGAAACGGGTCAAAAATTCGTCATCTGTCAATGATGTTTTAGAAAATCGACACCATGCTTTCAATGCGTGATAACGATGTAAAATATAATAAGAGAAGTCAATCAACATGATCTTATCACCGTGTATTCGAATCATAGATTGATTATACTTTATTTAATTCTATTTTGTTTAATTCAAATTCAAATCAATTTTCGAAACAATAAAATGTAAATGTACACCAAACATGTTACACATATTACATATGACGTTGGAATCGCATAATATTCATTCATCACACAAATAGATGCTGTTGATATGAATGACGTAATAAGAATCCATGCAAGTATTTTTACATTTTCCGGATACGGTGTGGAGTGATTATTCATTGCTTGGTGATGTGTCATGAGCAATACAATGAAGAACACAGTGTACGCTACAATTACTTCAACCACACAAGAGTTCATAATTATTATTTATAGTAACAATAAAATTATCTCACAAATCATGGGATCATCAAGCGTTTCGCAATAAAATGATAAGTATGCAAAATAAATACACGATGTATAACAAAGTGAATAAGAGAAAATAGGATACAATTAGTCTCGCAAAGTGAAGGTTCATGTTTGATTCCATATTCAATACACGTCATGTCTTAAAATAGTTATTTAAAATTTGAAAACTATATCATGTACAAATACGCATCAAGAATAGATAATGGGTATACCATCTTATTTCTATAAGATATCTAATCATTATAAACATGTGATCACGTCCAACATACCAAAGTGTGATCGAGTATTTTTGGATTTCAACGGTATCATACACACATGTTGCTTCAAGCTTCGAAACGATGTTTCATTAACATTACCAACGGAGGATTTCGAAAATGAGTTAATACGTCGTGTGATATTGTATACAAAAGAAATTTTGGAAAAAACATCACCCATAAAGGAAGCGCATGTCTGCATTGATGGTGTTGCTCCCATTCCTAAGATTAAACAGCAGCGGAAAAGAAGATACACATCTGCATACATCAAATCGGTACTTCATGATAACTTGTATGAATGGGATACAAACGCAATATCACCAGGTACCAAATTCATGAAAAAATTAGGTGACACGATCAGTAAATCGTTTGAAGCACAATATGCACCATATAAAGTTTTTGTGTCTGGGTCCGACGAGAAAGGCGAAGGAGAACATAAAATATTCGATATTATACAAAAAAGTCAAGATGTAAACAACATTGATATCATATACGGACTTGACGCAGATTTGATCATGTTAAGTTTGATCTGTAAAAAAAGTAGTATTCATTTATTGCGTGAGCCTCAACATTTCAATTCAAAACTTACAAATGACTTTTTAGTTTTGAACGTCAACAAACTTCGTCAAAGCATTGAAACATATTACCAACACAAAATACATATCGAATCCTATGTGTTTTTATGTTTTCTATTAGGAAACGATTTTCTTCCAAATCTGACATATCTGACGATTCATAATAACGGTATTGAGGAAATAACAAAAGCATATATCTCAGTTCATGATGAAATGCAAATGAACATTATAGAATTGAACAGCGACAATCGTTTCCAGATAAACATTCATATGTTGTCCGCACTTATTGAGGTGTTAGCTTCAAAAGAATCATGTGAATATCAAAAATGTCATCAAAAGTATTACTCAAACAGATTTATTTACAACACAGAAAAGTTAAAATTAGAAAACTATGGTGTAATGAACAAAAGTCAACATTGTGAGAAGATGTTTTCGAATACAAATTGGCGAATGAACTATTATATCAGATTGTTCGGGATGGGTGTTTACGTCGATACTTTGGTTTCTAAAGTGACGAATAGTTACTTGAATGGATTAATTTGGAACACAGATTACTATTTCAACAAAATGTGTAAAAATAACTGGTACTACCCATACGATTACTCCCCCACAATTTTGGACTTATCAAACAAGTTAATGACAGATAGTGATTTCTTGAATACGTGGAGAAAAGACACACACACGGACATTCATATCACTCAAGAAATGCAACTCTTGATGATAATGCCGATACAGTCAAAACATTTGTTGTCTGAGAAGAGTCAAAATATAATGACAAATATTGAAACGCGTTACATGTTTCCTTCGAGCTTTACGTTCGAAACATACCAGAAAAACAAACTGCACGAGTGTCATCCAAAACTTCCACAGCTGAATATAGCTGCTCTTTTAAAATCCAGCGGTGAAATTATTTGAAATCAACTTCGAACATGTTTTCGTCACGCAATATGTGTATCTTTGTATCTTCGATTCTCTGAATTTTATAGAAAATGATTTTCTTTTTATTGACGATTCGTTCATCTCGAGATAGCCGATGATCAAACAGTTTTAAGTTTTGAGATAAAATCGTGATTGCGCGTTTTTCGGTAATGTCGTTCAAATATATGTTTGCTTTACAAGGAAGATAATACAAAATTAACTCGGGTAATAAATCATATAATTTATTTACGGTATTGTTCTCAATCAAATCTCCTTTATGAAATTCTTTCGTATCGCTCAGTGAATTCAATCCGTAACACTTCAACAATTCACTGAACACATCTTCCGAAGGCAAATCACAGAAAAGTTGAAGAAACTTCATGTGAAATCCTGAACTTACATTAATTTCATATAAAAAAACACAAAGCGATATTTTAATATTGAAGATTTTTACGCACAACACTAAAATGTCTGGGACGGAGATGGTGACACACTTTTCAAATATTTAGGCGACTTTCTTTAACTTTTGTTTTGAGGAAATAATGTCACTCAAAGATGGTCTTATTATAGACATGAAAAAACTTTTAGTTTCACTTGGTTTTTCGTCTGAAGTATTGTTCTGGTTACGCTGAATCGAGAATGGATTCAATGGCGGTGGTGGTGGTGGTGGTGGTGGCGGTGGCGATAGTGATGGTCGATGTGGTTGATAAGGTTGTCCTTGTGATTTTAATGACGTTGATTGTTTTGTGAGATCGTGACATATGCCATAAGGTTCTAATCTCTTTATTTGACAAATTCGTAATGTGAAACCGTATGATGAGTCGTTGACCCATAAACTTTTTATATACAAAATAATGCTAACCGAGTCCGTTTGTTGAACTCGTGTGTATGGAATGGTTTGTCCTTGTATATCGAAAACCACTGTGTCCTCGTTTATATTAATCACCTTAAAACTGTTATCCACAATAGTTTGAAATCTTTTCTTTCCTGAGATGAGATTGGAATACTCATGATGTTGTTTGATTCGGTTGATGACCGAATCAAACAAGGATTGTAGTTTAACACTTGTGTTCATTTTCGCCGATACGTCTCGGAACTTGATGGAGGTTGGTTCGCAGAAAAACACTAACAACTTGGAGATTTTGCACAACATAAATGTATCTTCGTGAAATAAGTCAAACGATATGTACGAATGTGGATAGGTAACTGGTTTCTTGATATTTATTTTTTTATGGTTAATTTCATCGAGAAAGTAAACCCGTGGATAATGAACACTTTCCATCATAATACAATCATATGTGAAAAATGTAAATATTTCATAAATCCCTTTTCAATTCTACTCAGATATGAATAGAGTATCAACAACAGTGATATTTTCATATATGTATTATCAAAAGAAAACACAAGTACACCATAGTTGTACTAATGAACCCGACGAGATAGACAGAAGCCATGTCGGATTATTTATTTATATATCAAACTAACAACCTGCATAAAATATGGTTTGAAAAAAATGAGAATATTCAATGTATGATACAGTGCATACCCGAATTTTGGAAAAATGGATGACCTTGTAGAATCTGTGAAGAAAATCAGTTTGGAACCATGCAGCGATGATGAATTTCATCGTAAAAATTTCGTGAAGGCCGAATCAGAAACAGAAGTTTCCGTTTCGAAAAAAGGAAACGGAGATTTTATTGAAAATGAAATTCTGATTGAATTATCTGATGGAAATAATGTATCATTTAAAAAACAGTTTACTATTGATAAATCAGGGAAAATTGTTGGATTTCACAAAAAAAATGAAAATCATTATCATATCATAGATTCAACAGAAGGTGTAGAACACCCAATTGAAAGAAAAGGTTGGAACTCTCTGCGTCTTAATTTTGAAGTGTATTTAAAGAAACACTACTCTTGTATTAAAATTCAAGCAAATTGGAGGGGATATAATTTTAGAAAAAAAAATGTGTTGGAACCTTGTTACATTAATGAACTTGATATTGATACACAAACTTTAATAGAGTGTCTGAAGAAAGATTATTTAACAAATGGTAGAATTGAATATTACAAATCAACATCTACACAAAATCTCAATTTAGAGGATGGATTTATGGAATTTATTACTGCTAAATGTATTAATGGTGATCGGGTGGGAGAAGGACATTGTCCTATTGATGTCATTAAAGATCATGAAGGAATAGATGTATTATGTGTTTGTTTAAATGGAATGCAAACAAATGAAAAATCTATTATGCAAAATTTTAGTAAATGTGGAAATAATTTAGATACATTGTTTGATAATGGTAAATATCAAGAAGCACTTTATCTATTTACAAAAGAATATTATAAAAAATTATTTAACGTTAAAAAAACAAAAAATGTTCAAAAGTTATATTATTTGGCGTTTATATCTACAGATATAAATGTATATATGTCTGTATTTAAAATAAATTTAGACTGTATTTTAAATATCAAATATGAAAACATTACAAAACAAAAAAAAAGTATTAAGTTCAAAGGTTTTATTGATGATAAATTTGGCATCACAACATTATTTAAATCCAAAAAACGATTAGAAATAAGATTAAATAAAGAGATTCTAAATTGTTATAATACAATTCGATTAATATGATTTAGACAATTTCCGTTAATTTCTTTACAATGAGATCAACTACTGGAACTGAAACTGCATTTCCAGCCAATTTATATAACGCACCATCACAAACATCTGGAAGTTTATAATCTTTTGGAAATCCTTGTAGATTAAAACATTCTCTTGGGGTTAATTTTCTGATACCTTTATTATCTTTTAGAAGAGGAACATTATGTCCTCCTCCACCCATATTAGCGGTTAATGTTGGACAACAATTACTCTTATTTTCTCTTACATAAAATCTTCTATATTGATAAAGTACATTTTCGGATATATTTTTAGTAATGCCTTTTTCTATTTCATCAAATACTTTAAATATATCCGAATAGTAATATTTATCATCAACATTTTCTTCTAACATATCACATATTTTTCCTTGTTCTTGTTCTGGAAATTCAAAGTTAAATTTATCATATTTTTCTTGATCACGAAACCCTATTATATATATTCTTTCGCGATGTTGTGGAATATTGGTTATCTTATTAGTATCAAGAATAGCACTTTTTATATGATAACCTTTTTCTTGTAAATTTTGCTCAATAATTTTATATGTATGTCCTTTATCATGTGATTTTAAATTTTTAACATTTTCTAAAATAATTATTTCTGGATTGTGTTTTTCTAAAATTTCCACAATTTTCCAAAATACATTTGATCTTTTGTCATCAAACCCTTTTTTCTCACCAGCTATACTAAATGGTTGACAAGGGAATCCACCACATAAAAGATTATGTGAAGGTATATCTGATACATTTATAGTATTTAAATCTTTAATAGTAAAGGTATGAGTCGGATTATTTAATTCATAAATTTTTTTAGAACATTCCATCATATCATTTGTAAATACACATTTGAATTTATTACTTTTTTCAAGTGCTAATGTAAAGGCACCTGTTCCTGCAAATAAATCAATAAACTTTAACTTATTATCAACAAAATTTTCAACTTCTTCGTGTTGTTGATGTTCCATTGTGTCTGTATTAACATTTACTTCGTTATTATCAACAATCAATTTTATATTATTTAATTCTTTTATTTTTTCTTCAACTGCTTTATCTACAAGTGTCTTAATTTTATCAGCATTGTTTTCACAAGGTGTTTTACGTCTATGATGAGAATCATAGTGTGATTTTTGAGAAAATTCCTTACCACATCGTTCGCATGAATATTTAACCATTTTTGTTATATATTGTTAATATATATGTTATCTTTAAATTAACTTAAATTAACAATTTCTGTTAATTGTATAAATCTTAGAAAGTCTGTGTTTTAAATGTTCAAAGGTGTAAATCAATTTTTAATCATATCATTCTTAATACATCTTCAATAGTATTTTACATTCAATCAGTTGTACAAAGATGTATCTTGTACATAATATCAGTGTTCATGTGTCAGTGTATTAAAAATTGATTTTTTAATTTCAAAAGTTTGGTACCTTCAATTAACAGTAGAAGTAATGAAGAAATCAATAATCAACAACAACTTAGAGAAAAAATAGAAACTTGTCGTGCTGGCTTGAAATGGACTTATGATCATGAAGATGCTCAACTCATGAAAGAAGCACAGGACGGTTTAGAGTTTAGTGATATCGCTACAAAACATCAACGTACTATTTCAGCTGTAAAATCACGTGTGATGTCAAATGGTCTAAAAATGATGACTGAAAGCAATCTAACTCTTTCGGAAGTATCTACTCTGATACATATTTCAGAAGAAGAACTGTTTCAGCATGAAAACGAAAATGAACGTATGGTGTATCTCAACGTCAGTCCATAATAAATATGTCATTTCTTTTTTATGATTTCCATACAGAAACAAAAACTGGGTCCGACTTTAATCCATCAAACCAATTCATACCAGGACCGTATCGTTCGTTTTTCAAATAAATGTCTTCACACTTATAACCTTTCATTACTAGTGTTCTCTTAAAATATTCATAGTCATCCTCAGTATTGAAATCATGTTATATAATTATCATCCGTATTTTGTCGAGAATATCTGGTGAAGTTTTCATTGTATTGACGAAACTACCTTCACTATCAACGACAATAACATTAAAAGGTAAGTTATATTTCTTCTTGAAAGCATCATATGTCATGCATTTAACAGGTACTGAACCATTTACTTGTGTGTCGTAAGTGTACCAGTCTCTTGAATATAGTTGTACAACAGATATTGCTGAATTCTCTACTAAAAACCCTAATTTATTACTTTCCCTATTTTTTAAAAGTGTATTTAACTCGCGAGTTGATGGTTCAACTACTACATGCTTTGATTTATCTGAAAGAATAGTGTTTATCACACACGAGTTTCTCCCTACTGAACCACCAAATTCCAAAACACAATCATCATGTTTCAAGTGTTTAACAGTCATAATTTGTTCTGGGATTCCAATTTAATATTCCCAGTAAACCTGAGTTGTGAGTGAATTATTTCAAGTTTATCCATTTGCAATGGTTTACGTTTATAAATATTTTTTTTGACCCATTTATAGAACTATTTGGTCAGAATCACTGTCCACAAACACCATTTGGATATATTTCCGACGAACTGACAAATGAAAACTCACCTAAATATTTAACATCGTTTTTTGATGAATTAGATAGAAATTGGAAACTAAAAAACACTAAATGGGTTAAATCGTTCACGAATGATAGAGATGTATTTATAAGTACTCTAAATGAACGATTGAATCAGGCAATCCTTGATTTTCTTAAACTGAATGAGGAAATCGACGAAGATTTTTAACTTGGCACAGCTAATTTAGTTTATATCGAATGTTTCAAAAATATGACCATAAATGAAGTTTTTATCGATTCATAAAAATAGATATAATAAATCGTTATTAATATAAATGATGATGAATCGTCGTATAATGTACGTATCTCTGGTATGTATAATTGTTTTTACAGGATCTTTATTGGCGTTTAGTACATACGTCAAAGATCACTACACAGAACTATCAGATTACGATGTGCCAATAGATTCCTATGATCTAGATTCCAAGGATTCAGAAATAAAACTCTTAAAAAAAACAATAAACGAGTTGTTGCACACTTGTGAATCCAGTGAATTAAATAAATCCGATTGGATTCACGAACCTGAATTATGTCCAGCACCAGTTCCATGTCCAGCACCAGTTCCTTGTCCAGCACCAGTTCCTTGTCCAAAATGCCCTGAACCAACACCATGTCCATCACCCAGTCAAAAAGAAACTACCAACACATTGGATGAGATCGTGTGCGAAACAAATAGTGAATCTGCCTTAGAAATAGACATCCCTGAAGATCACCGGTATAAAGATTGGGCATTGTTCAATCTGGATAGCAAATATTTTGAAGTAAACAATGGAACAGAAATTAAATCTAAAACGAACACATGGACAGATTGTCTGTATTCATGTGAGACGAACAATAAAAACTCGTTTAAATTTGATGCTTTTAACTCTGATGGATGCGACGAAAATACGTGCACATGCGCAGATACGAATGTGAATGATGGAAGGTTCAAAAACCCAAACGAACCAGATTCAGATGGTAAATATTGGATGGGTGGAGTTTTAAATTTTAACAAACAAGAGTCAAGACCACCATTCGCATGTGCATATTACGAAGACGAAGGTCGACGAAGTCAGGAACGAATAGGACATGGCACGTGTAAGGATACATTGAAAAGTGGAGGGGGGTTTGAACAAAGAGCGAAACATATCAAGGACATTTTGAAAACACAGAGACTTGAAGGAAAAACATAACCAAATCTATCTACAATCTGGTATCACCTACTTTTTTATTAACGTACCGTTTTTTGTGTTTTGTCGCTTTTGAAGACTAGCTGTCATCATTTGAATCGAAATATATACAGTAATACACAGTATTGAAAACGAAAAAGTCATTTTATTAAATATCGCTCGAGAGTCAATATTGTTCTGTTGAGCGGTGACTCCTGATGTCATAGCAGTTACACCTGAACCATTCGAAAAATCTGCAGGGGCTGATAGCGCTTCTCCGCCTTTCTGTACAGACAACGTCGATAACTGTTTCTGTAGGTTGGCTAATCTAGACATCATTTTTATTTTCGAGAACGGGTTATTTATAAAGTTTGTAATTACGATAATAGAAGTCATGATGAGCAAAAGCAAAAAATATATGATCACATCTCCCATAGGAAAAGGTGTCGTTGTTTGATCAAATCGAATTGTTTCTGATGATTCATATGTGTCAATTGAATTGATTAAGTTATCATAAAACTCTTTTTTGATATTATTTATTCCTAGCGATGGACCTGTAGAATCAAACTTGGTATTATAATATTCATTGACGATGTTGGTCAATTTTGTCAGCTTCGAATCTATTTTTTCAATTGTTCTTTTGTTTTCAATATATTTTCGCTCAGAATCTGTGTTACTTTTTAAAGAAAATGTATTTAATACAACAACAGACAATAACCACACGCATACATAAATGACAACAGACATCATTTTGTCATATTCGAGAAGACTTTCAGCATCCATTCTTAATTAATCTATCAAAATAAATTATTTAATCTAATTGTTTGTATTTGTTTGTAGATTTTTTTGTGCTTTTACGAACGAAAAACTAATGTCGGTCCCATAATAGACCCTATGAATGACATTCATCAATATCAGAAACGAAAGTATTCCGTATAATGTCGTCAAATCCGAATAGGATTTACTGAAATTTAACTCTATTTGCTTAACTTCGGATTGACCCAACTTTTCTTTCAATGTTTTGACGTTAGCACTTGCTTTTTTGACGTTAGCAGCATACGTACGCATTCCGTCTTGGTCAAAGTTCTCTAACTTTATTTTAAATTCTTCAAATGATATATATTTGCTTAAATTGATGGGGGATTCGTTTTCGTCTTTTAGTACGTTCAAACTCTCTAATCGTTTGGAATGTTGATGATATGAATATTGAATGATTTTGGCGACGTTTCCCAGAAACATAGTCTTCGTTTCACTAGAACCATTTTTCATGATCTGTTTCGTGAAATACTCTATGACTCGAACATGGTTTCTAGAAACATCGTATACGTATGTAATAATGCAAGTTTGAATTAACTGAAGTTCTTTCGAATATTTTACTGTATAATCGTTTGGCAATTGCTGTTTGCTCAAACTTTGTATGAATGATATTGTTTTTTGAAACAGTAGAGATGGTTGTGTTTCGTAGGATGGTTGATCAGAAAGATAAAAAGTTTCAACGTTTATGGTTGTTTTCTGATAGGAAGATTCTCCAGATTCGGACACTTCTACTAAGAACAATGGATTATTAAATACCAATGAAATGACAGTGTTCATATGCGGATACAACTCAGTCACTTCTGTGATTGCATAAAGGTTCTTTTGACTTTCTATATCCAAATCACCATATAGATGTTTGCGTAATGACGAGTATTCTGGAAGCAACGCTTTATTGAGTCTGCGCAATGCTACTTGTATTTTTAAAAACATTCCTGATACTAAATCGATCTGTGCACTTTCTGAGAGACTGGACGTTGTAAGCAATGTGTTTGCTAACAATCTATCTAAAGGTGGTTTCGAACGAATCTTGTTGTTTGAATGGTAATATTTTTTGTTATCTGTTCCTACAAGCTGTATCACTTCTTGCACAAAACTAGATAAATCTCGATTTAAATGCTCGACGAAATTTACAGTGTATGATTCTACAGGATTATTATTATACGCTTCTCCTTCAATTTGTTGCAAAACATTTGAAATGTTTGTTCGAATGGAACTAGATGTATTGAACAATATCGTGTTTTGATTTTTCGAAACGTTGTCAGATAAGGTTTGTTCGACATTTTTTCCCAGAAGGAATGAAAGACATTGATCTAGAGATGTGTTTGATTTTATTCCTATCGATGTGTTGTTAGATTTAAGCATGAACTTTCTCTGATTGTCAAAAAACTTCGAAAGGGATTCCAATAGGATTCTTCTTTTCAATTCAGTATCTTCATCACCATCGTTATTACGATCACCATTAGAAGAATTGCATATATTATCCGTATCAAAATGCTTGTGAAAATTACAAACATTTTCCCTAGTGAACGACTCTATTGATGTAGTACAAGGAACTAATGCATTTTCAATAGTTCGAATTGAATCTACAGTCATATCATTCGCTAAATTATCGTAAGTTCCACCCATTTGTAACATAACCGTAAGAACAGAATACACAGGATTGAGTATCACCAAATAAATCAATGCAAATATGACACGGATGTCGTGTGGTTTCCCTAATAACGATTTAACAATTTGATAACATACCCATAGTGAAAACGTCAAAGAAAACAAGTATATGAAAAACATAAATGACCCCTGTTTCATCTTGTTTTTGAATGAAAACAATCCTTCGCTCTTTTTCGATGACTTGAAGGAAGCGTATTTTTGTTTCACTCTGCTAAACGCCTCAGACTGAGTCAGCTGACCCGTTAAATACTCTCTTGTAGTGACGGAAATGCCTTTTAGAATTCCATAGAGACGTTTACAAGATTCACCATCACAAGTTGTGGTTGATTCAAATGTGGCAGGTTTGTCCTCGTCTGCGTCTACGTCTTCAGCGTCTCCAGTTTCTACAACTTCATCTGCGTCTTCCAAGTTTTCTTCCGTTTGATCTTCAATACTATCAACGACTTCTTCTTTAACTTCTTCGGGTAATGGATTACATATCTGTACGACTCTTGGAATCGTTTCTCTCCCTCCACCTCCGACTTCCCCTGCAGACGCAGGTCCTGTCGGTCCTGTGATGATTTCAGATGTGGACATTTTATAACTTCTGATTACAATATATAATATCTTTTTTCTATATAAATTTAAATTGAGGAATGACGGAACGGACAAACATTCGGAAAATGTATGATCAACTTTTACCACAAGTCTCCGCCTCCTACTTTGAATTGTTTTATTACTCTATAACTATGTCTGTATGTTTATACTTTTTATTCATTATTCTTCGTGACTTAAAAAAAACATATGCAACATATTACGATGATATCAATATACCTTGGGATGAAATCAAAAACGGATTCAAACCCATCCAAAACATATTTGATAATAAAGGGGGTAAGGACGACTATTCATATGACAATGAGAATGATGGTGAAAATATAATGGATATCATAAGAGAAAGTCTCGACAAAAACCATACTGAATTGTCTGATACGTTCGAATCTATATTAAATTTCAAGAAAGACCATAATATCAAACATGAGTTGAACACAGAAATCGACCATACAACTTTCGGAAAGATTTCAGATAACTATTACTTTGAACCAAAAAGAAATACATCATTTTTTCAAATGTTGTTTCAAAAACCAAAACATTACCCATTAGTCAACAATACACCCAACTTGTGAGTGTGTTGATATTGGTATCTCCACAAAAAATATATAAGCTTTCATTTTAATTCTATCAGCTTACTAACACTTCGAACTCCCGACGAAGCCGATTCTTACAAATTTGATAGTCAGGGTTACTAATCACATGCTTCCATGCGTTCTGGATTCTTGATGCAGCATAATTCTTTCTATTTCGTCGATTGCGTACTAATTTCGCCCTTAAGTCTTCTGTGATCTTTCGACGATTTTGTATTCTTTTCCAAGATTCAACCACCTGCTGTTCCAAGTGGTTGTTGATCGTTTCCTGATATATTCCAAAGTCACGTATTGTTACCAATATCGTCCAATAATATATACTGCGAATGTATCTTTTCATATTGCACAATAAACATATTAAATTCTCCATCGCTCTTGTTATGTATCTATTATAATCATAATTTTTCGTCACTTTTTATCGTTTTAGTATCGTTTTAGTATCGTTAGATTACAAATCACAAATTACCAAGATACACAAATTAAAGCAGCAGTAACTCTTTCAATATCTGTTTGCCTTTAACACCCGTTTTAGAGACACATCGATTCGTAACTGGATTCAATATTTTATCTTCAGAACATTTCTTTTTGTTATGAGCTTCATTGGTTTCAAACTTAATGTTTTTGACATTCAATGCTTTCCATAATTGTTTGCCTTTAACGCCATTTTTAGAGACACATCGATTTGTATTCGGGTTCAATATTTTATCTTCAGAACAATTCTTCACAGTTTTTTTCATTCGTTCTTTCATTAAAGATTCTTTATTAACTTTTCTGAGCGTTTCTCGAACGTACAAATAAGAGCGTTGTCCTCGTGTCATGTTAAAGCACACATCGCTAGTTGATGTACTTTTGGGGAAAGAACAAGTCTTTAAGTCAATACATATATTGTTTGTATTTAAACTCCAATTGTACCTAGCTAACTTACACGGTTTTGAAAGGTTTGAATGATTTAGTAGTTTAGCAGGATCAATTGTATTATGTGTCCAACCGTTGTAAAGATACTTCTTGGATTTACAAGTTATACCCGCAATTTGATGTATAGCGTTACATTCTTGAAAATTAAAATTCGTAATCATCATAGAATCCAAGACAAATGTAGCATTTTTAAATTTCATTCGCTCAAGTGGTTTTGAATATGATTTAATGTTGTAGTCGACATGAATAACATCGATTTCATCTGGTATAGTGTACGACGTGAAGTTTTTTATTATTTTGTTTTCTGAATTCGCATTTTTGAATAAGTTCACTGGATTGTTATTTGGTAAGTTGCTGATGGATTCGTACTTTGGGACATAAACGTCATTTATAGTATTTACATAGGTGACTTCTTGATTTTTTTTAGAAAGTACGAAAGTGTTATCATTATCTTTCGTCGTTTCCAAGAACAAGATCTTGTTCCTAACGTTCAAAAACTTCAACAGATCGATGATGTAAAACGAACCATCCCATCCTCGAGGAGTATTTACCCAATTTTCATCAATAAAAAAAATGGCTTTATTCGCTTTATGAAGTTCTATCAAAATATTCTCTGGTCGAAAAACTTTGTAAAAATTATCATTGTTTTTGTTGTCAACTCTGTAATTGTTGAATAATAAATCTTCAAGGATCTGAATTATTTTTTTATGTTTTTTTAGTTGTTCTCTTATGTTTGGTAATTCTTTAATGAAAAATTTACGCATTAATTCACTGTAAAATAAAGCCATTAATAACGAGTTGAACCAACACGTTCCTTTGAATTGCGGTATAGGCAAAACATCCTTACAATAATTTTCTGATTGTTTTGAGTTCATTTTTATCTTAATGAAATTTAATTTGTTTTTTGAATGTTTACAAGTGCGATTCAGTTTATATTTATATTCAATCATACAGTATATTCCAATGTCTGTATCACAATCCTTGGAAGTACTATGAATCGATCAGTACCAAACTCAATACGTGTTACTATATGATAATAAGTAGATGTATCTACATTCAATGGTTCCAATTTGTCAATTACAACCTGAAATGAGTCTGTGGTTGTTCGAGTTGTCTTGTCTGACTTCAAAAATGGTTTTACGGTCGGGTCATAATATGTTTCGCTCGATGAAGGATAAGCATACATTTGCACTTCAGTTAATGAATGAACGAACACAACTACATCAACAAATGAAATTTCTAGTGTAATTGTTGTGGATGTTGTCGCACTCGACACAAGTATTTGTTTGACGTTTGATATCGAATTGATTTCTGTTTGTATTTCGTGTTCTAATATCTTTTCGAATGTCTTCGTAAGGAATCCACCAACCTTATACCATGTCAAAAATTGTTCGAATTCTCCATTGACGTTCGCTAAATACGTTCCTTCAACACCGATGTTATTCAAATTCATTTCTGGTACGAGTCTGAAAGTGTGACTACTTTCACTCAAGTTTGGACCAAATTGCATATTACCAGGTTGAGAAGACATCATATAGAAATTCCCATCACTTGGTGAATAAACACATAGTGCGTCTACACTACTCTTAACCAAGTATGAACCAGGGTTGTCTTGTAATAACTGATTGAGAACATCGAGTTTTATTAGCCCACAAGTATTTTGACTCACTCCGACTTCTATTGGATCTGGGGCGCCTACATATGCTCTTGATTCTTCACCCCAACTCGTTCCTTCAGAATAACTGTATTTCAGTCTACCGAATGCATACCACACGCCATCTATTTTTATTCGAAATAGTCTGTGCAATGTATGAATCTCCTCGATTTGACCACCTTGTGATAAGAAATTTTCGAGCTGTACATTCGTTCCATCCGAATCATGAACATCGTAATCAGATCCTGAAAAGATTATTTTGTCCACGTTGTTTGCTTTCTTCAAATGAATCGCAAAGCTTTTATACAAACCATATATGTTATCGATGCTCCATCCGTTAGCAATTAGATCATCCACAACATTTGATTCAATGAGTTCGGTTGTAGTAATTGGATGCGGATAAGTGTGACCATAATACATCAGCCTTCCTTCTACAGTTAACACAATGCACGCATTGTACACTAATGCAATGTTTTTAATGCCAACTTTTGAATTGTTCAAAATATCGTTCGGTTCACGGTTAGTTAAATACACAGAATTGTCATTATATTGTAAACCGTTTTCGTCAAGTCTTCCAAGACGATTTATGTCGAATATATCACGACCTAAACTATAAAACGTCCCGTCGTTCGTTCGAATGACAATCCAGTCAGATGATGATAAATATATTTCGTGTATATCATCACCCAAACCGTGCGAATACCCGTATCCAATAGTTGTTAATTCACTTGATTGTCCAGTCAAACTGACGAATCCTGCTGTGTACAACTTGCGTTGTTGCACGTACAGACCCGATGAATCGAACGAACCAATGTCTGTTACTTTACGAACTACAAAAACGTAATTCATATTTGGTACTAGGTCATATACCGTAAATGAGTTCATATTTGGATCAATATCATCAACAATAACTACATTGTTTGCTAATATACTATATTTGTTCACGATTGCGTCACCATTATCACCAGAAACCCAGTTAATAATAACAGATGTATCGCTAATATCTCCTACGATAACAAGTGATGAAGAAGCCAGTCTCTTTGGTTTTTCACCTTTAACACTGGACACACCTTGTATAATATCACTAATTATTGGAGAAACATTTCCAAACACTGGACCGATGCTAAATATTTCAGCTGGGGTTTGCAATTTTTCAATAATTTCAGAAACAGTTGTTGTCGTAGATGATACTACATATACACTAGCATCAACTATTGTGCTACCATCTGTGACTGTATGAATCACTACGTCGTCAACTGAAACACCCAATGCATTAGCCACACTCAACTTGAAAGTGTTTTCAAAAATGGTTCGTGACGTTTCGTCTAATGTGTTCCATTGAACATCAAATGTCGTTGTATAATTTACAGCCTCCATTGTATAATTTTCAGCCTCCATGGTATAGTTTACGTTCACATGTCGAGTTGTACCGATTTCAACTGAACCTCCATTCACAATCAGTAGCCCATCAGCAGTTAATGTTCCTCCTATGGACGCATTGTTTCTAACATACAACCAATCTGTGTACACTGTACCACCTACACTAATTGATTCAGATATGGATGCGTTTGACGTACTGCTATTTGACGAATATACGTTTTCTGTCGTTAAGATTTGCGATGTTAGATTCGATGTGAACACATTGCTCCCCACACTGAGCGTATCATCGACCGTTCCATATGAAAGAGAAAGACTCGTGGTTTTCAACTCAAACGTCTCTATGTTGGATGTAAACAAGTTGCTCCCCACACTGAGCGTATCATCG